CATCTCTATAAAGTTTTAAAGCATCTTTACCGTAGCTTGTATCGCTCATTTTAGCTTCAAAATATAAACCAAAGCTATCTTCTCTTAATACCATTAATTTCCCCAAAGGACGGTAAGTGTCGTGTTGCCACAGGTACGCAATTTCAGGCTTTGATGAATCTGGTCCTCGCTCTGCGATTGTCTTTGTAAATGCACCTGGCATTATAACATCACCATCTAAATCAATAGAATTAAATTGTGAGAAATAACCTGTAACTACTCCTGATTCTACATCAAGGTCTTTGATAGAAGCATCGTAATTTTTGAAACTTATATTCTTCATAAGCGAATTATTTTATAGTGTTTAAAAAAGAGTGAGTAGTTACCTACCCACCCTAAAACCAAAACACCAAACTATGATATACAAAGATACTAACTTTTTTAGCAATTATGAATAAATTAAATTACCATCTTCATCTTTTCTTGGCACTATTACCATACTACATTTACATCCTATATTATTCTCAGGTCCACCAATCGGATCACCGGGATACTGCATCGGAATACCCAAAACATCAAAAGGAACTAATAATGGTTTCTTTGTATTATTTAAAGCTAAGTGCCAATTTCTTGGAACATTAGGGTGATCGTGAATCCAAATCTTATTTACTTGAAAAGGTAATAGTTGAGCATTCTCAATCATAACTTTATTTAAAAGCATTACACTTTCAGTTCTTGAAATTATTCTTGCTCTTGACTTGTTCATTTGTACTTCGTTAACTAATCTTTTTTCAAAATCAGTTACGCTTTCGTTATTAGCAAAAGCCGCCTTAAATGCTTCGTCTATTCTTCTTCTTGAAGTATCGTTAATTATTTTACTGTGCTGAATGCCTATTGTGCTATAATACTCACTTAGCATTCTTTTCATATAAGGGTCATTCTTTTCTAATCCTGCACTATAAGTAGTGTTTGCCCAATTGACAAAAGAATCACTTTGTTGATACCAAGCAAATTCATAAAACTCCCTTACACTTTCGTCTACGGGTTGAGAATTATAAAGTAAAGCCTGTAAAGCATAAGTAAAGCCAATTGAATTACTTTCTTTAAGGGAATTTAATAAAGGCTGAATACTTTGATCCAAAGCCTTTCTAAATCTTCTATATCCCCATAATTCAATATATGCTCTTAGTTCTTCGTTTTTTTCTTGTTCTGTCATACTCCAGGTGTCATCCCTATTTCGTCCATATAAGTTAAGTTAGTAGGGACTAAAATTCTGTCCATATCCGCCTCGTTTAATCTATCGTAGTTCATAGCGTCCCTTTTCTCGTTAGGAGTAATCCACCAACTCTCTTTCATTTGTGCTACAATCTTTTCAATATCTTTTTGCATTTCAGGGAATGCTTGAGCGTCGTAATCAATATAATACTCTACTCCATCCCTTAGTGAGTAATAAAGTGCTACTTCGTTAAACATAGCCCTAATTAAGTTTAGAATAGGAATAACTGTATTAGTAACTAATCCTTTGTAAGCTAATTCTTTATTATTGTATGAACTTGAATCCGTAGCAAATAAAATAGGATCTACTCCAAAAACTCTACAAAGTGTATCTCTATCCGCTCCAATTGATTTAATTATCTCTAAATCAGCAGGACTCATTCCGATTTGCTTATAGTCTACAATACCGTTGGTAGCTACAATTCTTTTGTAATTGTCCGCTCCTGTTAGTTTAGTATCAATTTGTTGGTTAATCTTGCTTATTTGTTCCCCGTCAAGCATAGCGTCCTTATCACCTGAGAAAAGTAGACCTGCTGCGCCTCCGTTAATAAATGCTTTAGCTTTTGCTCTTGTGCCTTCGTTTGAACTTGATACAGTTTCCCACGCCGCCATAAGTGGACTCATTCCATAAAGTTGGTTTCCACTTACGTTATAATCAGGATTAAAGAATTTAATATGATTTACTTCTTCATACTTGAATTCAATTTCTTGGTTTCCTATTTGTAATTTATAAGCACTAATAGGTTCAAATGTTCCACTACCTATAATTTGAGTAAATTGTGATGGTAAAGGATATAATTTTGTTGGTACTCCTTTATTTCTACCTACTTCAGGCATAAACTTATAAGAGTAAGCATTACCGGTAATTTCTAAGAATGACACCAAAGCCTCAATATATTCTTGTTGGCTTTGCATTTCATTAGGCTTAGCAATCAATCTGTTTAAATCTGTTCCCTCTACTTCGTCCAATCCCTTTTTTAATAAGTTTACAGGGTTATTCTTTACTCTATTAAAACTCTTTTTATTACTTACCACATAAACATAAAAAGGGACACTTGCTGCCTTCTTAGCGATCATATTTATAATAGCGTAAACATCAGGGTTTCCTTGATAGCCGTTAGCTACATAAGCGCGCGGATTATTTGGTATACTAAAGAATATGCCATTAAAATAAGAAAATAAAGATTGATTGTATTTATTACCCGGATCGGATTGAGTAGGCAATATTGCAGCCTTTATTCTTTGGATTAGATTCATATACTTATATTTTTACAAATTTACTATTATTCCACTACAAAATCAAAAGGCTTTAATTCAAAATAGATTCGCATCATTAATGCGTCGGATATATCGGGCGACCTTCCTAAATGCTCCTTTACTTTTTCCTTTGGTAATATTGCAAGTTTTCCGTCCTTATCCGCGTTATGCCTGTGTACCCACTCTAATTCTTCAGTTAATTGCTTTCTTATATCCACATCTTCTGTTCTGACTGCAATTTGATTTTTATTAATCAATTCAGCAAGTCTATAATAACACTCAGACTTTAAGTTAATATAGTTACCCTTAATAGCTTTGCTTCCGTTTAAAAACCCTTTGCATCCTTTTATCTGATCCACTGTGCCTCCGCCGATTCCATCCTCGTCGATTATTATATTATTGTGGTGAATACCTTTTGCAGCCGCTAACGACTTTATAAACTCAGCTACTTCTGTTGTAGACTTTTTTGATAGTTTATGAATTTCCGTAACTGTCAGACCGGACCAAAGCATCACAATTGTTTTATCTTTGCCATATCTTGCAATATCCGCGCTAATATATTGTTTACCCTCTGGTAATTCATTTGAGTATATTTCTACGATTTTGTTATAATCTATTAAATTGTTTTTACTATCGTCGTATTCCCAGTTGCCGTAGAGTAAACGCTCTTTACTAAAGTTATCTAGTGTTTTAAGACTTTCAATATAGTGTAAAGATATATTTTGGTTATCGGTTGCTAAGGCTTGTATAAATGCTTTGTTATTAGGTAGTTTTAGCTCCTTAGCCGGCTTATAAAAGTTATTATAAATAAAGCCCTTAGACGGGTTGCAAGTGCCTAATATCTTTGGTATTATATTAAATAAATCTAATTTATATCTAATACGCGACTTTACTATATTAAATGCTTTCTCGGTAACTTGGTTGCATTCGTCTATAAATGCACCGGATATCTCCAACGATCCAAGTTCGTCAAAATTCGGGTCGGACGGGTATAAAAAAAGATCTTTAAGATAAATAGCTGAGCCGTTGCTAAATGTTATAATATTACTTTGCGCGTTGTATTTATAGTGTACTCCGGACTTTAGCCCTTGCAGTTTACAAATATCGTAGAAACTATTTAAGGTAGTGTCCTTTAAAGTCTTTAATACTGCGCGACCAATTAGCCACCTGCTACCCTTATACCTTAGGCAGTTCTTAATGATCCAATAACAGCCGAGTGCCGACTTACCACCACCGGCACCCCCGCCGAATATAACCTCGTTTGTTTGTTGGTCTTCTAGATAGTTGAGTGCTTTGGTTTGTTTACTTGTTAATATCATTCGTTTTAGTTTCTACCCAGTTAATAGCCATATCCCCACTAACCTCGTTCTGTATCTTATCGCTGTATTTCTTTGGGTTAAGTTTAGATACTATCCACTTCCTTGTATCCACCTGCAGCCTTGCTCTTTGTACCGCTGCATTATTACCAACAGCGCCGGACTTCGTAGAAATATAGTCTTCTGTCTTATCGTCGCAAATATTCAAAATTTCCTCGAAGATAGCATCCGCCCTGTATTCACACGCACGGGCGTACTGTTTTCCTCTGTCTTCGTTTTCTAGCCACCTGTAAAAAGTTTTAGTGCTTGGCATATCAGGCAGGCTTAGAACTTTGCGGACCGCGTCACCTTTGCGCACGCCCTCTAAAATAGCCTCAAATATAGGTTTGATAGTTTCCTCAGTGTATTTCATAACAATATAATTTTATACAAAGGTATAAAAAAAAGACAAAAAAAAAGCCCCACCAATTACGGCAGGGCTTCAAACCACTAAAAAAAACTATCTTAATAAATTATTCAATATTTGTAGCGATTGATGCAGCGCTCTAATAGATCCCTTATGCTTGCATACTTCAAATAAGCTGGCGTCATCCTCTATTGCGTTTTTTAGATATTCCTCGTATAGATTTTGCTTTAAGGTTATTAGCTTTATTGCTTCCTCTATTTTTTTTGCGTCTATAAATATTTGTGCTTCCATCTGTTTATATCTTTGTTTATGTTTTTAAATTTGTTTTCGGTTGGCTGGTATATGATCACTTGCTCTATAAATTCGAATATTTCCGGCATATCCGCCGCCTCTAATTGATCAAGTAGTTTTTTAGGCTTTATTCCTGTATAATAGATATACCTTTCAATTGCGATCGGCTGGCATCCTGTACGCGCGCTTATCTTTTGTAATATAGTCTTCATATAGTTGCTAGTATAAAGTTTTCTAATTCTATAGTGCTATTGATAACCTCTATAGTATAATTGATTTTTATTTTTTCTTTTGCCTGTTCTAAGTTTTCCGCCGCGATAGCCTTTTGTATATTTTGGTATCTCCCTTTGGAAGTTTTTTTCCGGCCCTGAAAATTAATATAGTATGTCTTCATATCTTAATTATTAATTACAAAGCCTGAAGTATCTTTTTTTGCCTTACCTTTTGCTTTAAGCCCTAATATAACGCCCTTAGGATGTAAAAAAGTAAGGTCTGTTTCATCCCCGTCGATTATTTGATAGCCACCATAAAACGCCGGTAACTCGTTTTTAAATACTGCAGCAACATTATGCCCTAAAATTAGCAAGGCTTCCGCTTCTGTCTGGTTTCTTTCGTCCTCTGATCGGCTATAAGTTAGATCATAATTTTTAGGAAGCTTTTTTGTAAACCTATTAAATACTTTTGTATAATCGTAAAACTGCACTTGTGGAAAAATTTCCATAATATTAGAGTAAACTTCGCCTTCGAACTCAAAAGGTATATTTTCGAAGGGGATATCTGTAGTCCCGTTTAAACGAATTGCTATATTTTCCGCCCCGTGTTTTTTTACTGCTTTTTTGATTTCCTTTGCCGCTTGTTGCATAAAGCCGACGCGATCCCTCAAAAAATATTCTGTCTTATTGATCCGCCCTATTTTAACATTCGAAAATGCGCCCATACCCGCAGTAAATAAACAGGCTTGTTTACAGCCCTCACTTGCCTTTGGGCAAAGATTTTTACCTAAGGTATTTTGTTTTTCCGGACTCATATAAATAATAAAAGTTTTATATCCTTTTGCCTCACCTTTTACGGTCTTATTGTTCTGAGTGCCGAATAATACAGAAGGCTTTTTGTACTGGTAATTTTGTGATTTTAAGAAATTTAGAAAGTTTTCCATTTTTTTAGTTTTTTAGTGTGTTTTTTGGTTTGTTTAAATTACTTGTAAATTGTTTGTGCTGCAAATTATTTGTATTAATTCCTGTTTTTTATTTTCGATCATTTGCGCGGCTGTATTGTATGCTTTGTCACTTTTGCGCTTAGTTTCTAATACAAGCGCTTTATATCCGCTAAAAGCCTTGTAAACTTCAAAAGATATATTATTATCTTTTCTTGCAATTTCAACAGGCGTT